AGGTACATAAAGTCTTGTATGGTCATTAGCAAAAGTTTCAGGGAAAGACCTATAAGCAGGGAATAAAACATTACACCCAAGAGCATCTGCTTCACTGACTGTGTTGGAAACCCAATCTTGAAGGGCGCAATTAAAGACAACCCTACTATCATTAAGGATATTATAATAAGCATTTTTTTCTAAGTTTTCATAAACCGTTAGCAAACCTTTTTCTTGAAATTTGCTAGTCCTACTCACGTAAGATTGGTTGTTTGACTTAAGACTACCGCCGCTACAGATAACAAATTCAGTATTGTGATTTGGATGTGAGGCATGATATGCTTCAATAAGATCCATATAAAAATCAGGTTGTTTCTCCTGATCCCAACGTGAACTGAACACTACACGCATACGCCGATCATTGAAGTTTTTAATTTGTTCAACACGGCTTTGTACTTCATCACGACCAAATGCAAGCCCTGAAATATTATAGATTGGAGCCTTCCAACCTGCTACCTTCATATGCATTACCATTTCTTCGTTAGTAGCAAGTACACCATCTACGAACGAGTCAACCATTTTTTCATAATGGCCCATCCACTCTGACATACCCCAGACATGAACAAAATCATCTGGATCAATAGACTGAGCAAGACAGCGAACAAAAATGCGAGGCTGATGCTCACTACCGATTTGATTGAGGATATAAGGTAAGCTCTCGATTCCTGGTTGAAACATGTCCTCAAAGTAGATAACATCTTCATTACTGCATTCTCCTGCCTTCATTAACTTAACTAAATTCATTAATTGGCTCATACCAAAGTATGTGCGACCATGTGCATCTAGGACCTGACCAGTGACAATTGCCTGATCAGTAGTTAATGTGTCACCGGGTACGATTACATAGTTAATCTTACGCCGTTTAAATACACGCTCATTCCATTCTTGTAACTGCAAGGTGTATCTAGCTTTATAGGGCTCAAGACCCATGTAGTATAGCTTACGCATTAGACTGTTTTCATATCAGTATCCCACATGCTCTTTACAGTTTTACCTGAAAGATGTTTAGTGAATTGCCTATAGACATAGCTTTTGGTACTGTATAGGTCTGCTTCATCAAATTTAAATCCATATTCTACGCAAAAATCACGATACTTTTCAAGATCGTCGAAAATTGCATGGACGCGGGGGTTAGGTTTGATTTGAATTTTAGCCATTTTATTTTCCTTAGTTTAAATAGTAAGTTGTTGATAAGGTTTGGTTGTATCGTAATAAATTGTAGCACCGTTCTCACCGTCTTCGGACACCGTGATATGAATGTCACGGTCGGGATAGCGATTAGCGATAGCTAAGTATAAGTCATCACTAATCATTTCACAACTTTTATGGTTCAATTCTAGTGTGCCACGATAAAGGTTTTCCAACCATCGCTTGAACTGAATAAACTCAATATCCCGGTCGTTGTGAAATACTTGAATCGCCACATTAAAATGAAAAATGTGACGATGCGGAGTTCCTAAAAAACTTACATCATATTCATCACCTGTTGCTAAATTGGCATCAATAGATGCTGAAGGATAGCAGTGAATACCTTCTTTTTGAAAAGTAACCCAAATCATGCGTTTGGCTTGATCTTTAATTCGGTTACGCTTTTCTTGTCGTGCCAAATCTACTTGTTCCATTAATAGTCATCCTCAAAGTTAACTCGGTCGTGTTCTTCTTCCCATTGCAATTTGATCAGTTTACTTAATTCGGTATTTAACGTAAGTAACTCACGCCGCATATCAAGCTTAGTGTCATTATCATATTCATTGGGTGAATAAATTCTGCTTTCTAAAAGTGTAATATTTTGTTTAATAATTTCTATACGATTTTTATAAGGCATATTAATCTCCTAGTACTTCTAACATTAAGTCATCACTATCTTCAGTTACTTCTTCAGGCTCTTCAGTTGTAAATAATTGATCAAACATAGTCATAGCATTTACTGTTTTCTTACCACTAAATCCTTGACTACCACTTTGCATTTGCATCCAAAATCTGCTATGATGATCTATCAAGTCTAAACTTTTTTGACGGTCTTTTAGAGAGAAAATTTCATCTACTAATTCACTAAAACGAATACGCTCAAAAGTGTCATTCATAATCATTTTTGGAATGATACCTTGTTCATATCTACGATTAGCTTCTTGTACCGCATAGATATGCTGATATACATTGTGAGATTGTAATAGAGTATAACTTAGAGTATCCCAACTAGTTTTTGTTTCTTTACCATGCTGACCAATGAATCCTTGACCACGATAACATAGATCCTTCAATATCATTCTATCAGTTACGGGACTATCTGTAAACATTTTATGGATACCGTCTTGTAGAACCGCATCTCTAAATTTGCGAGTATCTGTAGCATAGGATTTTTTCTCTGCGGTTTTTTCCATGCTATAGGACCATTTTTTATTATGCTCAATGCTAGTATTGAAATATGCTAGTCCTTTAGCCGCACTGAAGAATGGACTAGCACAATCAAAAGTAATCTGAAGTTTTGGGTTGTGATATTTACGGACCGCTCGTTGAATATCAGTAAAGAGTACCGCATATTCTAAGATACTAGTACCCAAGCAGTGAATCAAATCGTGCTTGCCTTCTTGTAGAAGACCATCATGAATAATTCCTACAATTCGTTTGAGAGTAAGATGGATATCAATTTTATTTTGTCCCCCAAATGCCCATCCGTTGAAATGATTCTCGGGATAGATATTTGGGTCACAATATTTTTTCATCTCTTCATACCATTGTTCGCTTTGAGTATGTGTAAGACCTTGCAGAACATTTAAGAATTTACACTTACCGTTACGGTTATTAATAAAATATTCATTATTAATATGAGTGGCATCAATTGCTTGTTGAATAGTACTGATGCCATGCAAAGATTTGCCGGTTTTAGAATCTTTCAAATGAAAAGTGCGTAGAGATTGCGAAGGAATATCTAGACACATACCATAATCCATGTATGTATCCATCCATGTGAGAACTGCTTTACGCTTAATCATTGCTTTGGGACAATTGGGATCTTTCCAATCTGCGGGCCATTGACCTTTTAGAATCTGAAAACCACCGGAGTCACCTAGCATGAAAGTACCTGCTTCGCGGTCACGAATAATACTTTCGTTGAAGTCAATTTTAGTAGTATCTAAGTTAGCATGACCTGCACTATACAATCCCCACTTATAGTAGTATAGTCCTTCTTTACTATTAAGAAAGTTTAGTTTTTCTACATCACCGCCAAATCCTTGCGGGATTCTTGCAGCGTCAAAATATTTTTCACCATTGCGCTGTTTACCCAAGCCAGCAATATAAAAACTACTGACTGCTGGTAAGAATAGTGCCCAATCGGGATTATGTGCGGCTGATAGATTTACTTGTTCCATTATTATACTTTTAATAGCGTTTTAACTACTTGATAAAATCCAATGGTACTATTATTTTAAATGCATTGGCAAACGATAGTAATAGACTGCTATTCCACTGTCAATCACAATTTCAGCAAGACCCTGATCAGAAAATCTAATAATTTTATCACCAGAAAGATCCATAATTGATAAGAAAGTTTTAACGGGCCACATCATTGGTCTAGCCAGTGTTCCTGTTACTTGTGGATAAAAGACAAAATTGCCTGAGTGAGTAGTAGGATCACCAAAATAAATTCTAAAATCTCCCTTTTCAACTTTAACAGTGAAATTTTCTTCTTCACTGTTAGCTTGATGCTGTTTTTTCAAACGCATAATACCTGCAATTGTAGGTTCGAACTCAATGTTCCAAGTAGCGCCTTTAAAATTAATAGTTTTAATTTTATCTTCTACAATAGATTTTTTCATAAATCTATAATTATTCACAAAATCACTGTTTTTTGTTTCAAATAAAATAGAACCAGGCTGTATGCCTTCGTCAGTTGTTTGTTTAGGCACAGTTATAATAGCATTGTCATCATAGTCTTCGAACCCTAAGATTGTTTTTAGTTTACCTAAGTTTGGCATACCAAAAGTACCTTCAAACTCAGGAATTGGATTTTTAAACTCCCCTGAAAATATAAGGTTTTTGTTATCCGCTACTGCAAACATCTGTGTTGATTTTTGTGTACCTACTATTTTGATTAGTTGAATATCACTTAACCCACATGTATGTTCGACTAAATCTTGTAAATTATCTTTCATGTTTTTCCTTTATGTTTAAAATATTTAGGCATTTATACTTCGTATAATAATGGAATTTATTGCGAAAGTCAATGCCAGTTTAACCAAATGTAAATAATTGTTCAAATGTAGAATTAATATCGGTATTACTACGCAAATCCCAACCCAATACACCTAGTAAATTTTCTATCTTTTCATCTACTAATGTTCTTTCCATTTCATTATCGTCAAAAGGAAGTTCACAGAACCAAGCGGGCAATCTTAATTCATCAGTTGGATATGCAATACTTGTAAAGCCTAATGCATTATTTTTTAGTTTACAAACAATAACTTTCATTCCATCAACAATTTTCATAGAATAGTTATCGCCATTGACTCTGCGTAAGTAATTGTAATTTAATGCCGCCCTAACATGTCCGGGCATATTAGCACGACCAGTTTTACTACTAGCCTCTAGATCTCCGTACTTGGTAAGTTTATTTACACCTTTAGGAGATCCTTTAGTCCAACTATCTTGTTTACCTAATTCTTTTTTAAATTCTTTGATTTTTTCGATTATATCATCGCGACCTTTACCATGTTGAATTACCATACACAATACTTCCATTAAAAAGTCTTGAATATATTTGGGAGTATCTGCTCTTTTCAAATCAAGGCCCATAGCCTTAACATCACCCATTTTACCATTTACATCTTTACGTTTACCTTCTTTATCAAAGACATTGATAGCATATCTTTTCTTTGTAATAAAAATAGTACGGTCGCCAATTAATTCGCGACCAGCTTTAATAATCTCTCCATTCTTTCTTGGTACATGAAATGCTCGTTCCATAAACGCAGGAAAAGATTCGTTAGCTTGATCGGCAATACCATCATATAAGCCAATACAAGTTTCTTTATTCCAAAACAATTCACCACTTTTTATTTGTGGTTGTAAACTATCATAGGCACTAAAGTAGCAACTATCAGTATCTCCATATACGATTGCAGAACCATCATGATTATATTCACCTGTAATTGTCTCGTTGATAGTACTCATCATATGCTTAACAATTTGCCTACCACTTAGAGTAACACTTTGGCCAATGCGTTTGTCATAGAAACGGCAATGTTCGTTCAACAATGCGCCATATGCCGAGTTAAGCAAAATCTTACGCACTAATTGACGCTTGTCCCAATATTCTTTATCTTCGTCGGTAGTTGATTCTCTAAGTTTCTTTTGCATGACCTTACGATCACTGTACCATCTACTTAGTAGTCCGGGGATCACGCCTTCTTGGTCATACTTAAATATAGTACCATTTGCACTAAGTATCCAAGGCTTGTGACTATCATAGATTAGTTTCCAAATCTCTGCTGCACTCATATCTTCACTACGACCATCTTCATAGTCAAGTGTAAGCATTGTACCGCGTTCTTGGTTCATGATAGCAGTATATTCTAATGAGCCGAACAAGCCTTCCCATAGAATACTACCAGTTACTGCCTCGTCATCTTCTTTAGCCCTTTTCTTTTCATTGGCTAAGCGTTTGCCTTTTTCATACATGTATTGGTTAGTGAGCGATTGTCTAACCTGACCGACAATGGTCTCCGGGGCCATGTTAAGAGCGCGGATTGCTGACGGGTAAAGACTGTTAATGTCAACTGCTCCGACCCATTCGTGAATGCCCCTTTTGGGCGTAGCAACATAGGCACCTGCCGCTTGTTGTTCATCATTACTTCCTTCCTTTCGTTTTTTATCAGGGACTACTAAACCACGCTCATGGGCTTCGTTCATAATTGCCATTTCAATCATTGCAACTGAGCCCATTACTGTTGGCAATAGCACAGTGTTTTCATGTGCTAGAGCATTTGCCAAATCTAAAAATTTTAGTTTATTGTGAATCTTAACCAACAACATTGTATCTTGTCTGTTGTACTCTAAGAACTTTTTAAAGTCTTTGTTATATAACTGGTCAAGAGTACCTTCGTATTGTGTTTTGTTTTCACCTACTTCCATTTCACCGATAGAGTCTAGTTTATAACTATGGCGACTTTCATAATTGTATTTTTTATACAATTGCAAATAGTCCATATGTATACGACCAATCAAATCATATGTTTGTTCTTCTTTACCGAACCTTTCATATGTTCTTGGTTTAGGCATTTGACCCAATAAACAAAATTTGCGGGTATCGTCTTTACTCATTACTCTAGTGACACGGTTAACCATATATGGTATATCGTATCCTTCTGAGTTCCACCCTGTTAGAACATCGGCATTATCAATCAACTGAAAGAACATATCAAACATATCCTTTTCATTTTCAAAAAGAATAGTATTCTCAAATGCTCCTGTAATTTGTTGTACCGACTCAGGACTCATGTGTCTAGGAGCAATACATAGAGTAAATAATTGGTCTAGCCAATCCAAATACATACTGATTGCTGTAACAGGGTTGAATGGATCGCTTGGAGAGGAAAATCCCGCTTTGTCACCTTTAATTAAATATGTTGAATCTTGTATATTTACCCAAGAATTTAACCTTTCGTCCCATACTTCGTAATCTTGTTTGTTTTTCAAACTTCGTAATTCTTTAACAGTAATTACTTGTTCTTCCATTTATTACCACCTGTGTATTTTTTTAATATTGTAACTTTTCTGCCATCTATAAGTAAACCATTATGGGCGTTAATACGATACTTAACTTGAGGCCAAGTTAAGCCCAGTACTGACTCTACCTGATCCGAAAAAAGTGTCTGCTTACTATTATCACAATTTATTACTTCTATAGTTGATGCTTTACCTCTGCGAATCGCCTTACCTCTTTCTTCATGATCTGCTTTCATAGTAGAATTTAACATTCTTTGTCGTTTTTCTTCTATTGACATTTTATTTAAGGTTTTACTAAGAGTTTGCCCCATACTTACACTATCATATTTGTATATCCCTGCTAATCGGTTTTTTCTAACCCTTTCTTTTCTTTTAGGATCATTATTAACATTGGCTTCAACAAATAATTTTCTTGCGTATTCATAGTCTCTAGATGTTATCTTTGCTGTATTTGAGAAAGCACCTGATCTTTTTGTCTTACTCATCCACCATAATGCATATATCATCTTTTTCTTTTTGTCACCTGAATACATTCTTACTAATAACTTATGTGCCAAGTAATGCTCTCTGCCAGTGAAAAACACAATATTATTAGGATCATTCGTTCCTCCTAAGCTTTTAGGAAAAATATGATGACGGTCTAATCCATCCATTGGTTTTTTAACTCTATTTTGAGATTTAGCGTAAGATACTAATTTTCCATAAATTTTTGCATAGTTCATATATTACTCCTATTAAGTATTTATATGAACTACCTCAATATCAAGAAATAATTATTATTTTTTGCGAATTTTTACCTTGACATTTTCATCTACCTCTGCTGGTTTCCAATCAACCTCAATATCAAAAAAGCATGTGTGTAATTTGGGAGGATCGACTTTTAGATAATTTTCTGAAAGACAACGAAATACTACATTGATATCACTTTCAAATAATTTTTTACCTGAATGAATCCTGCGCTCTTTTTCAAACTCGGCCCGTTTTCTAGTACTAAATTTGTTTACAGGATCACCATACAGGCTACGGTATTTGCCTTTAGGATCACTGTAATAAAATATATAATTAGCAGGGTATTCTTTAAAAGTTCTTTTACCTGCGGGTGTCCGCTCTACGACAAATATTTTGTCTCCATTGCGGTCATGAATGGCATCCACATAACTCATAGGGTTTTGCCAACCGTCTCCAAAATCGTATTGAGTTCGTCATGGTCTTTGTTAGTCTGACCCAAACTAGCCTTATGTGCAATTTTTACTGCTTTTTTCAATGTGCTAGCCTTAATCTCTAGTTCTTCGGCTACTGCTTTAATAGTATCATTCAATCCACCGTTTAACGTATCAATTTCATGCATGGTAGCCATGCCTTCATTGATCATTTGGGTAAGCTTAAGTTTTGCTTCTGAGCTAAAAGTTCGTGCAGTCATAGATTCTCCTTGTGAAGTAATTTAGTATACTGTATGTGCGTAACAAAGTCAAACTTTTTGCGTAATTACGGTCATTTACGCTTTCATTAACGTGTTGACAAATGCTAATAATAGTTTATGATGGGCAAAATCATGCCAATATGACCGTAAATAAGGTCTATCATACCAACTTGGCATGCTTTCAGGATGGCAGCCAATTAAACCAATTCGTTTTTGATATATAGCCATTGGATCACCGTTTGAATAAGTTGATACAACATTCATTTTGTCATGATCACCTATCAATGCACACCCGTCATAAAAGTACATTGACTGCGGTTCATTGTTCCATAGTACATCTGCTATAGTTCCATAACTTCTTTTAATATCACTTTTACGGCGTTTAATATACTGTACAGGTTCTACACCATCGAGCAATTTAAAGTAGTATTTGCCTGCCCAATATGCGCCCATACAAATACCTAAATATCTACCGCCACTATCTATATATTCTTTAACATCATCGGCTCGGTTTTTAAGCAGATGTTCAAAAGAATCGCTATCGCCGATTCCACCTGGAAAGGCTACGATGTGATATTTTTTAAGTTTTTTTAATTTAACATCTTTAAAGGGCAATATATTGATATTAAAATCGCATGATAGTGCTTCATACATTCCAGAGCAGCACAATGCACTGCACTCTGGATGGTTCATGAATAGTGCAATACTAGGTTTAATTTAACCACCCCGCTCAACAATTTTTTTAACCGTAGTTCTTAGTCCCGGGTTAACTTTTAATGCGTGTGGCATTAATTCATGTCTAATATAATTTCTAGTAAAATTAATATCTTTATTGCTGGCATCTTCACTCCATTTAACATCATGTCGTTTACACCACGAAATAAATTCTTCTTTTGGAGTAGTTAAAAA